CATAAACGGAACAGCATTGTTCACAGTCATAATGACGCAGTTCTGAAAGATAGACGGTGTAGCAGACGTCATATCACAAATGTACTTATTAGTATTACCAATACTATCTCTTGTTTTATCTACGCCATCCTCATACAAAAATACTTTTGAAGGATTAAGATTTCTTACAATCTTAAAGTTACGTGTATTGCTCGGTGTAACAACTTCAAAGTCTAACTCAACATGAGTCTTGCCACCAGTAATGTTATTTGGAATAAGATCTTTCTTCAGCTCGCGAAGAGTATCACCAAATATAGCAAAGTATATAGAATCAGCAACAGTACTCTTACCAATAGCATTACGTCTATCTGGCTTATCTTTGTTTTCACCGGTAATAACATGTAATCCTTTACCAAACTTCACTTCTACAGGCTCTTCACCTACAGAAAGAAAATGCTGAATAGCTACTCTCTTAAAATTAACTTGCTTCATACTTTACAACTCTCGTATAGTCCTAGGGTATAATCTATTATAGACTTTTTATTCGAAGGTTCAAGTGAATTAATAAACTCTTCGATAGCTTGCTCAATATCTACACCAGATAAGTCTTCAATATCTTCTTTATTATCAAGGATTCTATTAAAGTTAATATCATAATCATAAGTCAATACTTCTGGCTTAAGACTTACAAGAGTACTTTGAAGTATATCCATATCCTCTTGAGATATGTTCATATCAATCTTAACCTTGACAATATTATTTGTAAATCTTGACCTTATAAAGGATGTAATCTCACCAGCCTCAACCAACTCACTAAGACTTATTTTATTATAGTTAGGTGAAATGTTATTTGCAAAGAATTCATACTCCATAGTATCAATATCTAAAATATGGTAACCTTTCTGATTACCAGCATCACCGAAGTCCATCTGAAATGGATTACCAACATATAAAATAGTACCTGCACCAAACTTCTTTTCATGTCTAGTGTGGAAGTGACCTGAAATAACTAACTCTGACTTCTTAAGAAGGTCTTTTACTTTGACCCCCTCTTCGCAAGTCTTATAAGTATTCATCTTGAAGGTTTCAATCTCAAAATGACCAACAATTAAGTCACTCTCTTCGATATCCTTTGTAGCAGTATTCCAGGGACAGAAAGATATCTTTTTATCAAATGCTTCTATCGTCTCATACTTCTCAAGTACAGTTACATTATTACGATTCTTAAAAATAGATAGCGAATTAACATCTGTTCTATGTTTATAATAGATGTCATGATTACCTGTAATAGCAATCAAGTTAAATTCAGAAAGGATATCTAATATATCAGCAGATATCTGCAACGTGTTTACAGATATCTCAGAACGGTTATGATGCCAGTCGCCAGCAAATATAAGGTCTTTAATACCTTTATCGCGACACTCATCTCTAAACCAAAGAGCCCATTCAACTGCATAATTATGCCAGTCAGAACTATTAGAGTGGACACCTAGATGTAGATCTGAAAAGATCGCTACCTTAGATTTTTTAATAATCGGCATCATGCTCGGTACCAATTGGTTTCACATACACTGTACCTTGTGTATTGTTAGGATCTGTCATATACTCTTCATATACTTTCTCCTTATAGCTAGTAATAGCTTGATGATGCTTTTTCTCCTTTTTAATGCGATTAATAAATGCATGATAAGCAATAGTAGTAAAGTAAGAAAACGGATTCGAATTATTTTCAAACTTATATTTTTTATGTTTGAGAGCTGAATACATCTTAATAAGTGCATCTCCAATCATATCATCTTTATATGAGTAGTTGATAAAGCTACCATTGTATGACAACCCGTAGGCAATCTTCTTAATATTTTCAGCTAGATCGTCAGTTAAGATATCCGAGTCATAATATTTTTGTAAGCTCGCTTTGAACTCTTTCGGCTTGATATAATATTCCTCTTTATTGGACATAATAGTTATACTCTAATTATAATAACCTATTAAGATAAATCAACTACTAAAGTTGTACATCTGTATATTTGATCTTCTCCTTATCATAGATAGTCTTGCGCTTGTCACAATGAGCCTGTCCATACTTAAGTTGATCGCATATATCAAAGATAACCAATTTGTCTTTTGCATCATGCTTACGAAGTCCACGACCAATTGATTGCACAGTTCGTATAAACGACTTACCACCCGCTGCAAAAATAATATTGTGAATATTTTTAATGTTAACTCCTGTAGAGAAGATTGCACTAATAGCTACACAAACAACGTTAGTCTCCCGTTCCATTATCTTTTTGATCTTCTCTCTTTCTTCAACGTCAACAGAACCTCTAATAAAGTAAACCTTCTTATTAGTTAACTTACTAAAGTATTCTTCGAGAGTTTCACCATGTGCAATATGGTTAACAAGTATAAGAGTATTGTTATTCAACTTACCAACTAGTTTTTGTAGTAGAGAGTTTCTCTTATCACTCTCATAAATGTATTCAAGTTCATCTCTATAACCATTTGGTCCAGAGAAGTGTGGTACAGGGCTGTAACTAATATTAAGTATCTTTACAACTACATTTGCAAGATGATCTTCAAGTCTTAGCTCATAAGATGACTTCTCATAAATAACTGGACCTAACTTTCCAATGATTGACCATTTGTTAAGATCATCTTCTGGTAGCGTACCGGTAAAGCCAAACTTATTAGGTGTTCTTATTTGCTGAACAATCTTTGAGATCTTGTTACCAGCTGAAATCTTATGACACTCATCAACAATAAGTAGATCAATATGTCTTAACCATTCGTTATCTTCGAATCTACTTTGAATAATACCGATGTTAGCGATGATTACATTAGCAGTAAAGTCTGGCTTGGTCTGACCAGTCCACTTTGTAAGTTTATATGTTGTACCGCAGTTTATAAACTCATCATATGTTTGAGTTACAAGTCCTAAATCCGGTACAAGCATAAGACACTTAAAAGTATCTTTATCACCTGCAGCTCTGAAGAAGTTCTCAATCAAAGCTGCAGTTGTAAAAGTCTTACCAGCACCAGTTCCGAGAACACAAGTACCTGTCCCTAACTTTAAAGCCTTTCTAATAACTTCTTCCTGATAATCACGTAAAGTAAACTTGAAGTCATGAACCATTTCATTATCAATACCAACTTTAATAGCTTTAGTTAAAGCCGGTGATACATTAATTTCAATATTGATTTGATTCTTTATCAAAAACTGTCTAATTGACCAATACAAACCTAACTCACAAGTACCGGTAGGTGTAATTACATACTTACGTTGAGGGGCAAATCGTGCATATCTCCTTGCAAATCTAGCACCTGTATTTTCTACACTAAAATTTTCACGTATCTGATCAAATAGTGCTTTATCAGTACACTTCATCACCAATTTGCATGGTGTTTTCGTGGTTGGCTTTTTATAGTCAAACGATATCATTACATTTGCTCCATCTTCATAATGTCAACTGCATTCTTAACATCAAACCCCATCTGTGACATTACCTTTTCTACCTTCTCCAAATATTCAATAATAACATCAAACTCTCTTATCTTATTATTTAGCACAGCAAGTGTATCATGCCTCTCTGCTGCTTGCTCTGCTGCTGATTGAGTAAGCTTTACTGGTGAAGTAGCAATTACCTCCCTTGTAATGTTTTTCTTTAGTTCTCGTTTTTTTACAAACGTTTGATTACGAGAAATCTTTGTCTTAATAAGTTGAGCTACCCAATAATGCTTCCTTGCAGGTAGTCTAAGTGTTACTTCTTTTATGTTAAAGTCATCAAGTACAAGATCCTTGGCAACCTCATCCATTAATTTTAATAGCTTCTCCACAATTTGAGTATAAATACTAGTATGGCAAAATCAACTAAAACTTTTAAGCAGTATTTTAATGAAAATATTACTACTAGTGATGCAGGTATTGGTTCTACAAATGTATCTGGTGAGCCTATGCAAGGAGACTTTTACGCTCCTAATGATTCCCGGGTACCTAAAATACTCGGTAAGGTTGCAACAAGAAAGGGTACTGTAGGTAAAAAGGAAAAGGATGATAAGAAAAGGGGTATCAATGGTATCTTCTTAAATGGGGAAGATGCGGAGGAAGAAATGTGTCCAGAGGCATGCTGTGGTATGCCTGTAAAAGAGTGTAAATGTGGACCAGATTGTGAACATTGCGATTGTTACGAGATCAATAATGGATAATATTAAGGATACGTATTGGACAGACGGTATAAGAAATATATCTTTGTTAGAAATATTGGAACATACTTCTGCTGAAGAGGTAATGGATGCAAGATCTTTTGAAGCATTGTTAATAAGAGTTGAGAGACAAGAAGAACGGATAAGCAAAGCAGATTTAAGCTATCCAATTGTTGTTAGTGTTTGTAAGGATGGTAAGTATGCACAAATACTCGATGGGCAGCATAGAGTTGTAAAGGCTATAAGAGGTAACGAGACTGTAAAGGTTAAGTTTTTAAATCTTGATACTGCTCCTAAATATTTAAAGGATCTTTTTAATAATGACTGATCTCGGTCATTGGGAAGGCCTTCTTACAGAAGCAACACTTCCATTTGGTTTTGTTTATAAGATAATAAATCTTACTAATGGAAGAAAATATATTGGTAAAAAGCAATGTCTTACGTTAAAAAAGAGACCACCTCTTAAAGGTAAGAAGAACAGACGTATATCTGAGATTGAGACAGACTGGAAGAGCTATACCTCATCATCGAAGGAGCTTAACAGAGACATTATAGAGTTAGGAAAGGAAAACTTTAAGTTTGAGATATTATATTGGTGCAATTCTAAAAGTGAGCTTGCATATTTGGAAACCTTGCTACAATTTAAAGAAGAGGTACTACTAAGAGATGACTACTACAACGGCATTATAAATATCCGCCTAGGTAGAATTAAATTATCTCAACCAATACCTAAATTATAAGGAACTCTAGTATAAATAATCAATATGTCTACTACCACTTTGACTAAAATAACATACAGTTACTTTGATGATGTTCAGAATGTTGAGTATATAGATTTAGAGCCAACTCTTATTCAGTCTTGCAAAGATTATAATTATTACATTGCAGAAAATGAGTTAGGTAAGATGAGCAAGAGGGATAAAAACAGATTAGGTACTCATTTTATGCTTAATCAAATTATTAATGTATGTAAAGAGTCAGATACTAAGAAGATTTTTTATTATCGTGAGTATATTAAGTACCCTGTAGAGAATATGCTTGTTAAGCGTATCTTTAATGCATTACCAACAACGATTGTATATGATATATTACCATTTGATGCATTTTTAAAAGAGTTGAAGTATAAAGTAATTAAGAGGGGGGATTCAAGTACAGTTTGCTTTAAGAAATTCAAAAAGTTCCTTAAAAATACCGGCTTGACTAAAGTAGAAAGAGAATTTACTGAAAATGCTAAGGTTAAATTCTCTCTTTTACCATAAATAATAGTATGAAGAAGTTTCTAAAGCTTATCGCAGAGAATACTCCAAGCAACTCTGAATACGAGATAGTATTACGCGGTACCGATGGTGATGTAGGTAGTGTTAAGCTTTCAGGTACAAGTTATGCATTTGATTTGTTTCAAGATATTAAAACGATAATTAAATTAGGTGAAAATATCGAGATACCAGTTGAGGATAATGAAACTGGTGGGATTTTAGATTCAGAAGAAACGGATGCTCTTAAAATTGCATCTGATTTAGTAAAGGACCCAAAAAGAAGAGTCGTCGGATTCGATCCAAAGAAAAGGCTACAAAAGGCTCTAGGTGATATGTACAACAAAGTAGCAACTAAAGTAATGGCTGTAGCAGAGAAAATATAATGAATAAGACATTAAATATATTTAAAAAGTACGGTCTCGTAGAGGCTGATGAAATGGATGCAACAGATGCAGCTGAACAACCACCAGCACCTGCTCCAGTGTCAATGACATCAGAAGGTGAGAAGTATCTTGTTGGTCTT